AATTGTGTCCACTCCCCCACCCAATAAATTGAGATTTTGAGCTTGTTTCAGATTTTAAATGCAAAAGCGACAATAATCAGCTGAACCTGATCACTCGGTTTCAAGTCCCGAGAGACTAACAGACCACAGCACACACATTCCTAGCACAAACAAGATGTAGCACTTTTCGAAACAACACAGGTCCACACAACAATTGCTACATTGTTGATAGTATTGTTACGCCATCTAGGGTGAATGAGTGAAGTGGGTGAGATAACACGAGGTGTACACATTGTAGTGTAATACACACGTACCTTCAAAATATGTTTATTAACAGTGTCATAGTCACTGGCCAAAGGTAGAGGTGTGCACATAATGCACCACATAATCGCATGTCACGAAAACACAACAACGCAACTATAGACGTAAACCACAAAACACGAGATTACCACTAACGGTATATACACCAGCAGTCACAGGGTCTGAAGTAGACACTCCAGAACCATACAACTGGATCAACCCAACTTGAGAATCGCTGTTGTCCGCAGAATCATTAACCTGACGCCAATCATTAAAATAATCGGTGGGTTGAACTGACAGATTGCCAACAGTCCCAAGTGAGGACTCAGCATAATGGATCGCTTGAGAAACCTCAAGCAAATCCGTCGGTGGATTATCGATTCCTGTGTTCGACGGTATATAACTGGCTGCAATGAACGAGTTGGCAGTGCCACCAACACCGGTGGCACGAACCTGCACTTTCAAATCAGTCAGCATCCAGCGAGAACTAATCGCCTGCAATGCAGAAAACTGCGCGCATATTGTATTCAGGAAGATATAATCTCCAGTGTTTGTGCCCTTGCCTAAGACAAGGAGCTTCCCAACTGTCCCCGCTGACGGAGGTACGAGCAAGAGCCCAGTAAACTTAAAAGGCATTGACATCGTATCCCCCGGAGCACGTGGGTAGTAGGATGGAATTCGTCCAACAGTTGAGACTGTTGATGAATTTTGACGACGATTGCGACGTCTGTTACGAGCTTTGCCCCTCGCGGGCGTGTTAAGTTGAGAAATATTGGACTTGTTCTTCATAGCGTGATATATATTATTTTTATAGACTTGTAACATATATTATCCTGGTTCGCTAAACCAACAAACAATTATTCGGTTCAATAACCAAATCTTCGCGCTCACAATGCGCGGAAACGACATAGTCCGATATCCTCAACTGAGAATAATAATTCTCAATCTCAATTTGTGAATCAGGCAGAACACCAAAAGCATAATAGTAGGACACCCTGGAACGGGCATCAACAGTAGCTGCAGCAAGCCCATCGATTTTCTGAAGCATAGACGCACCACGGTACACATAATCAATGTGCGCGCGACTCGCTTTAACTCCTTCATCAACGAACTTCTGGTAGAAGGCGTGTTGTACCGGACAACCGGTGGTAGCAATAGTGCCACACTCCCCAACCGCTCCCAACCATTTACGATATGCTTTATTTGATGTTATAGGCACAAGGCACATGGGATCTTTGGTCATTACAGCGTCATGCGTACGAAGCATGCGCCAACCAGTACTCAACAACACTGGACGCGTTTGACAGAAATCAATCCGTTCAAACATGTAGACTGGTTCTTCCAGAACTATTGAAAATCCTTTCCGTTTAAACCAGCCATCAAAACCCACCATGAACCTTTGCAAATCAACACGTTCCATAAAAAGCACGCAATCATCACCATTATTTGCAAGCTCAGCGTGCACGCGCTTCTCTGTCAAGTATGCATGAATCAACCCGCACATGATAATACAATTACCAAGCGAAGTGTTCAAGTCACCTGACGAGCGTGTGCCGTACATTTTGAACTTGATATTACCATCAGGCAAGTAAGCAGTTCCTCTATTGACTAATTGCCAACGCAATAAGTCACTGAGACGTCGTGAACCAGGAAACAACGCTCGATAGAACGAATGCTCATATTTCAGAGCTGGAATGCTTACATGCATATCAAACTTGGTGGCATCCAAACCAAGCGCAACTGGATCATCGAATCTATCCCACTTCTCGCGCAATATTGCAGCGGAGACATCGGCGTTAAATCCTTTAATCACTGTCGAACGGGTTCTGTTTCCAAAAGCTCGATTGATAGCAGTAAAATAATGATGTTCTGCATGCTTAAGAAATCGTCCCAGTTCCAAGTTATACCTTGGGTTACGTGGGTTAATGATTCTAGCAGCCTTGCTCACATCCTGTTTGCCATACTTTACAAATGACGTTAACCGGGAATCTTCCTCGGTCAATGTTTCTCTCTGCAGACTAAGCATTGCATCCTCATACACACGTCGTTTCGGCCCGCGATAGCAATCAACTACTTGTGATCGAGTAAGACGGGGCAAACTTGGCATGAATGACATGACTAAATTGCGAAAGTTCTTGAGAGAGCCACTTGCATAAGCATTGGGCTTGACATCATACGCCGGTCTGAACAAGTCACCTTCCTTACAAAGAAAATAACGTTCAACCATGGCCTTACACATGACATCAACATTGTTGTTACAAACTCCCATATTGTGTGATGGGCCAAATCCAGTGGTAACAATGAACCGCCTGGGTTTGTAGGCATTCCCGTTCTTGTGCACACACAATCG